AATGCTGTATTTCTGCTACCAGTTGTATTTGCAGTTAATGAATCTGATCCAAGAGCAACATTAAAGTTACCAGTTGTGTTTGCATCTGCTGAATTAGAGCCTACAGCAGTATTTTTTGTTCCAGTTGTATTATTTCTAAGTGCTTCCATACCAAAAGCACTATTATTTGCACCAGTCGTAGTTAATCTTAGTGAAGCGTGTCCAAAAGCACTGTTGTTACCAGCAGTTGTATTAGAGTACAAAGAAAAATATCCAAACGCATTATTAGCACTTCCTGTGGTGTTATTATATAATGCACTGTATCCAGCTGCTCCGTTATTTGTTCCAGTTGTGTTTGTTAATAAAGTAAATGCTCCTAGACCAGTGTTATTTGAAGCGGTTGAGTTGTTTATTAAAGCTTGGGTACCTAATGCAGTGTTGTATTGTCCAGTTGTATTAGCTCCTAAAGCATTATTTCCACAGGCAGTATTTTGATCGCCAGTGGTGTTAGCATCTAAAGCACTAAATCCAACCGCAGTGCTGGCTGCTCCAGTTGTGTTTGCTTCCAACGCATCTTTTCCGACTGCTGTGTTGTTAGATGCTGTTGTATTGTTTGTAAGTGCCTGTTGACCTACTGCTACGTTACTACCACCTGTAGTATTATTTTCTAGTGCGTTTGACCCTAAAGCAGAGTTTGCAGCACCAGTTGTATTAGCTCCTAAAGAACCAAAACCAATAGCAGTATTTGCATTAGCAGTGGTATTAGCATCTAGGGCACTAGTTCCTACGGCTGTGTTAGTAGTTCCAGTTGTGTTTGAAAGTAAACATTTCCAACCAACAGCCGTATTGTTGCTTGCGGTTGTATTAGCAGCAAGAGCTTCTTGCCCTACGGCAGTATTTAACTCACCAGTTGAATTTGCATCTAAAGCACCTTTACCTATAGCAGTAAGTCCTGATCCAGTTGTGTTTGTATCTAAAGCACTTTTACCAACAGCTACGTTATTTGCTCCAGTTGTGTTTGCTCCTAAAGCACTTCTACCAACAGCCGTATTATTGCTTCCAGTTGAGTTTGAAGCTAAAGCGTTGGCTCCAAGACCTGTAACGTCAGCACCAGTTGTATTAGATTGCAGAGAAAACGCACCAACTCCTGTATTTCTTTCACCTGTAGTATTTCCACTTAAAACATCATACCCAATCGCTGTATTAGCACTAGCGGTGGTATTTGCATCTAAGGCATTAGCTCCAACAGCTACGTTGTTAGCTCCAGTTGTGTTTTCTTTTAAAGAATCATTACCTAAAGCAGTATTATTTGAAGCAGTGGTGTTTTTACCTAAAGCGTTAAGACCTACGGCTGTGTTTGTAGACCCAGTTGTATTAGCGTCCATAGCATTTACACCTACAACAGTGTTTGAAGCACCAGTTGTGTTTAACAACAGAGCTTGTCTACCTATTGCTGTATTTTCTGATCCAGAAGTATTAGCTGATAATGCCTTCTTACCAATAGCAGTATTATTATCACCAGTAACAGAAGCATCTAAAGCCTGTTGACCAAGAACAGTATTATCAGAAACAGAGTTTGCACCTTTACCTACACTTACAGAATTTATTGTTCCATCAACAGCAAAAGCTGGCCCACCAGCAAGGGTAAATAAGTTTACATGAGCATTATTTGATGTATTTCTAAGCTGCATAATACCTGATGTGGTATTGGCAAAATATTGACTTGCAAAATTTGTTGAAGGTGCTGATGATCCAGAATTATTTGTTGCTATTGCCTGTAATGCACTATTAATGTCTGCTCTGACGTTGGCTCCTGTGGAGTTGTCAATCGTCATATCATTTTGGCTCATTGTCTAATCCAAATTTTTATTTAAGTATATCCTACTTTAAAATTAACTACCACGCCCAAATCCTGTAGCAGCATATTTGAAATTTCTATTAACATGACTAGATCCATTTTTCACATCTATGTCAAAACCTGTTGAGCTAATATTTGACAATGCAAAGAAATCACCTGACTGTCCGTTTTCAATAGTTATACCGATTGACGGTAAAACTGAATTATCTGGAACTCCTGTTCCTGTAGAACCCGTAAAGAAACTATTTGTAAATGTAACTGACTTTGTGGAAGTACCAGAAGCTATCAAACCATTTGTTGCCCCTGTATTACCAATGCTTGTCTCTGTTCTGCTTTCCAGTTCTGCTGTATAACCTAGTTGATCTATTTCAATAGATTGTGCTGGATCGTTTGAATCCATATCGCATCTAAATTTAAATCCTCTTGCAACATAAGTTCCATTAACAAAAGGATTAAATTGACTAAATTCTGCACTAAATGTGCAGTTTCCGCTTGTAGTTAATGAAGTTGCAGAAGTTAAAGTAAATGTATTTGCATCAGGAACTGTTTGTATCTCATAATCACCATCAACTCCTGTTCCAGAAGTAAAATCAACAGTTACGAAACTACCAGCAGAAAATCCATGCGAGGATTTTGTAATACTAATTGTTGTGCCTGATATTGAGTAAGTACCAGCAGTGGAAGTATCAGGGTCTGAATCGGTTGTAGCAACTAGCAAAGAAGCACCAACATTAAATGCGGTAGCACCGTCAAAATCAGACCATGTATCAATATTTGCAGTTCTTTTGTCAATTAAATCATTTGGAAGAAAACCTTGTGTGACCATATGCCTTCTTAGTCTGACAGGTTGTTTTCCACCTAAATCTAAAGTATTTGCAAAACTATAAGAACCTCCTGTAATATCAACAGCACCAATAAAATCAAAGTCTGCGATGGCATCAAAGTCTGGTTCATCATCTAGTGTTGCCAAAGAACCAAGAACAAGACCATTTACATCATTAGAGAAAAAACAATCAACTTTAGTTCCAGCAAAAGGTGGACTGTCTGTATCTTCTCTATCTTCTAAAACCGTAAGTTTTGGCAGTGTATTTGGCACTGTTTGAAGCATCACAACAGAAGCATCACCAGAACTTAAACGGCCTCCATCATCTTTGAACTTTAACAAATATGTACCATTAACAATATTCGGGACAATCGTTTCACTGACATTTCCAGAAAGTTCGGGCAAAACATCAACAGCATTTGTAAAAGTCGCACCAGATGTAAGGTTTGAACTACGAATAACCACATTTCCACCATGGGTCACGTCAACAGATGTTGATTTATCAAAACGTAATCTTACAAATTCATCCGATAAAGGTTCGATTTTTACATTTTGTACATCTTCAGGAATTGCTGTTTTACCTACAGTAGTGACTGTAATTGTTGATGGACTTGTGCTTGGTTTACCTTGGGCGTTGTAGCTAAAAACTCTTATTTCATAAGATCCTAAAAGTGTTTCAAAAATTGTAAAATCTGATCTTGTAATTCTTTCTGATATAAAATTTTCATTTTTAAATCTATATTGAATCATGTATTCAGTAACACCAGAAACAGGTTGCCATTGAACAAACAATTTTGATACAGCACGATTATTTAAAACAACAATTTTTTCTGTAGCCTGTAAGTTACTTGGTGAAGGCTTAAGTGCTGTTAATGTTGTTATAGTTTTTGATTGCAAATTAGATCCATCTTCTACAAAACTATATTTTGATGAATTATGAGAAATAGCTTGTATTTCGTATTCAAGTTGATTTACTTCTTTAACAGAAAAAACTCTAAAGGTTTGAAGTGATAATGAAGTATTTTCTATTACCCAAACAGAGTTTGCAAGAGGAACAGATGAAAAAGCTGAAGAAACAGTTATTGTCGTTCCTGTAATATCGCTTATTGATTTAGTTTCTAAAGAGCCATCAGATAAAATTACAGATAAAGTTGCAGAATCAGTTGTTGCTAAATCTGTATTGTTTTCATCATCAACAATAATCTGTGTTGTTGATACTCCTGTTTTAATTCTTCCACCTCTTCTAACCCCTGCTCTCATAGGATCTTGAACAGATATTATTGTTCCTACCCTTACTATTGTTCCTGATTCAATAGATGTTTTAAAAGAAACTAACTCAGCCTCATTAGATTGTGTGTATAAAAACCACTTTCCAAGTCTGGCAGCTTGACCTCTTGAAGTTGTGGCAAAACCTTTTAAATTACGAACAACAACACCATATTTGGCTTGCAAGGCTGTGTCTTCTACAGTTTCATAGTCTATAGATTGAGTTTCGTTATCAAAATAACCAACATTCACAACAGTTGCTTTTGTTGATTTACTAGCGTTTGAATATGAGAATCCTTGCGCTGTTACATTGCTAAGATTGTAGATATAGCTTGGATCTGTGGGCCGATCCTGAGATATATTTATAACGCCAGCACTATAGAATGGCAT